ACATGAACAGCAGTATCGCGTTCCGGTTGAGAAGAATCTTCCAACATTCGGTGGACGTGTTGCAGGTGTAACCAAAGCACGGTCAGGCGTGGCTTCCACAGAGCCAGCCTTCCTTAGCTTTAGGATCCCGTTAAATGGATCAGTATCTGCAAGAACAGCAGATACATATCCGTAACGTTTTTGTGTTGTTGGATCAATCGTATCCCGATCAATTGGAATGCCACCGGGAGTAATGATTCGATCTTCCAGGATCTCACCGTTAATCGCTTTCAATCCACCTGGAACACCTGGAATTGCAACAAAAAGCGGTGGAGGAAGCGGGTTACTAACGCTCCAAGTCCCTGTCAGCTTGACGTACCAGTAATTAGCGTCCTCAGTGACAGAAGCAATAGAAGCACGCACCCCAGTGCTATCAACAACATTATCAAACCGTAAACTGCCAGCCACACGTACGCCAGCCCAATGCATGCCAAATTCTTTATTCTTTGTCGGGAATCCTTTGAAAATACCAGGAATGGTTGGTCGGTTGCCACCGGTCGATGGAGTACCAGCTGGGACCGGGACATTGTAAATGAAGGGGTAATCGTATGTGTTATCGTAGAAACAAGCTGTCGCAATCTCGTAGCCACGCCGCCAGCGTGACCAAGCCGACTCACGGTTGATCGAATAAATAGAATCCGGAACTGAACCTTTTGAAAACTCGGTCGTGATCGGTTTTACCGGCCGAGGATCAAATACCTCAGGCCGGTTGAAATTCCCAAAAGAGCTTCCACTCTTTTTGGCCATGGTTTAGAAGAAGCCGCCTTGAGCGTAGATGTGTGCACCTGGGGTGTAACCAGAAACGTTGGGGCCATCAGCAAACACACCAACGTAAATGCGGTCGCCTCGCTCCAGGTAAATGCCACGGTTGCGGAGAGGAGTGCCTGCGCTCAAACCAGTGGTATCACCAGCAGACACCGTAGGTGCTGCCAGCTGAGGCATCACATCCGAACAGTCCACACGCTGGGTGTTGGCCGGAACTTGCTTAGCAAACAGAACTTTGTAATCACCAGAAGCTGGGATGGGAGTGGTCGTACCACGAGTGTGGTAGAACACAAACGTGACTTCGGACTGGTAGCCGTAATTCACACCGTTGTAAGTAAATCCACTGGAGGTGCCACCGGAATAAACCAAGCTGGTGTTGACACCGGTCAGGGTAGTGGCACCGGTATAGGTGTAATAACCAAAGCCGTTGGAGGATGCGTTCGCCAAAACGCCAGTTTGAAACACCAGAACAACGTGACCACTGGTCAGAGAAATCACAGTGCCAGACGTACCGCTGGAAACGACGTAATCAGCATCGCGATAGTAATCGTTGCGAACAATGCTGATCGAATCAATCACACCGCCGTTATTGTTGTCTTCTTCCAGGGCGGCATCCATGTCCACCAGGATGGAGGGAGCCTGGCCACCTTGCACGAAGATCGTATTACTTGCCTGACTACCTACCGTCTGAGTCGTGACACGCACGGAATCAAACAGTGGGCGGTCAACCAGAAGCGGCTGTTTATTGGTAGAAGTACTGGCCACGTCTTTGCTTTACCTTTTTTCTAATTATAAAGGACTGTTACGCCCTTGGGGTTAAACCAAATTCAGTCATAAAAGACATGTAGTCAGTGAACCCTTTCGGATATTTGACAGTTTGCGCAAACAAACTTTCAGGATCCCGTTGAAGGTTAAGAAACCTTTGAAAGGATTCACTGTCCATAGTTGTTTCAGTATTCGGAGTAAAAAGAAAACGATTCTTCCCATACACCGCACGGTAGTATTCACCAGGGCTGTACTTGTCGGAATAGTCAGCGTATGCCATCAGTAAAGACCTTCGAGGGGGCCGACTCCCAAAGTACCAAACACATTTGGAACAGTCGGGAAAGCCCGTTGAATCAGGCTTTCCATTAGACCTGCTTTCATGGTATCCAAAAGAGAAGTTGCCTTCCGCTTGCGAAGAGCGGTCGTCAACGCTTCTGTAGAAATTTGTGGGGCACCAGGAGCTGTTGCAACTGGCTGAGGTGCAGCTGTTACAGGAGCTGAACCGTAATACTGCTGCAATGCAGCAAGTGATTTAACCGGTTGTCCGTAATAACTGCGTCCAGATTCAGTGGGAAATGAAGCCCATTCAGGAGCCAAGGCAGCAGCCACGCGTTGACTTAAGCCTTCCTTGCGGACAGTCTCAAGACCACCAATGTCCTTTAATCGGTTACGCGCTAATGCCAAAGCAGCGACATCTTGTTCGGCAGGGCCAAAACGATTTAAACCAAGACGGGAAGCTTGGCCTTGCCAGGTTCCAGGGAGGAACTGATAGGCACCAGCTGCTGCACTAGAGTAACCACCGCTGCGGATTACCCGATCTGGATGACGGCTTAGATCCGAAAACGTTCCACCACCAAACATGGTTTGGTAACCCTTGGAACCAGCAGTACCTTCTGCAAACCGAATGGTTTTTAGAAGGCGTTGACCCTCAGGGGTTTGACGGAATTTTTCTAAGAACTGACGCTCATTCATTGGGGCTTCCTCCCTTGAAGGCGTTGTAACTCGCGGTATGCAAGACCCGGATTTGCTTGAGCCCACTTCATCAGGGCCTCTGGCGTCATCCCCGTAGCACCACCAAGTTCTGTCAGCTGACGCTGCAGCTCTCCAGTCTGTTCCATTCTCCTACCCAGTTGCTGCTGGCCCGCATAGAAGGAAGGAAGGGAGACACCTGCAGGAGCATAGTACTGCTGAGCAGCATTAAGTACTTCTTGAGTGAGTGCGCGGTTTTGAACATTTTGTCTTAGAGCGGGAACACCGGCCCCAGTAGACACGCCTGCCCCGCGATAAGGGGATCCGCCTGCAAACGACCCACCAACGGGAACGTCTGAAACGATGGGCGTCTGTTGTCCGGCTTGTGCCCCAGAACTGCCTGCACCCGGAGGTGGCGGCAATGCAGGAGCAGGAGGTGGAGGCGAACCACCACCAGGAGCTGGCGGCGGGGTGCCACCAGCAGAAGTCTGACCCATTCCTTGATATTGCGCAAATCGAAATGACCGATCCCTGGCGCCGCTGTAATCAGGTTTCAGTTCACCGGGATTAACGACAGGACGATCTTGGATCGAGGTAACGCGTGGATCCTTGCGTGGGTCGTAGATCAGATTGTTATCTCGCAGGATCCCTTGAAGACCCTGACTAGCTTCAATCATTGGGGTGGGATCTGCCAGGCCCCAAGCCATACCGCCCATGCCGCCAAGGACTGTCGTACCACGGAGACCGGTAGCTCCACCAGGACGAAGGTTTTGCAGCAGGCTGCCCACCTGACCAAAATTGATCCCGCCACCACCTGCTAAAGCACGCGCTGCTTTTTCAGAGGTGCCACCAAATTGCCTGAGGAACTCACGACGAAGAGCCGGATCCCGCATGAAGGGACCGCCAAAGCCTGTGGGGCTAACCAAAGCACCTTGGACACCTGTGGCAACTTGCCGTGCAGCTTGCACAGCATCACCAATCACAGGCGCCTTCAGAGCACCGGTCGCGTACTGCTGGACACTACGGGCCAGCTGTGGGACAGAGCCTGCAGCTTCTTGAATGGCACGATTCACCATCCCAGCCTGAGCAGAACGTTGAAGACCGGCTGGCATTCCAGCAACGTCACTGATCAAGCCAGTGAAACGGGTAGGAATATTGCCAAAGTTAGGGCCGGCAAACTGACCAGGGAGACCACGCTGGAGCACATTCTCTGCTTTTGCGGCCAGGGAACGGTACGTTTGTGGATTGGTGACAGCATCCAAAACCGGCTTGGCTGCTTTTGTTGCAGCCTTGGCACCAAACCCCTGCACGGCTCTTAGAGCCGGTGCGCCACGCATAAACAGCTGCAGGAATGCGTTACCCATTAGCGCCAAACCTCATGAAGATAAATACGAGAACCCACTGCAGTGTCAGCTGGGCCAGGTAAAGCTTGAATAAATTCCGCACCTGATCGTTCATAACGGTAACGAGCTTGGAACGGATCCTTATAGTTAGGCACGTACAAGATGTTGGCTAAACGGTCGGTTTCGTAGAGATAAATCTCATTCCAAACCTTTAGTGCTTCCTTGGCATTACTGGACCGGATCGTACGGTCAACGTCACCAATGATGCTTTCTAGCCGAGTAGAAGGAGAAGTTGCAACCTCTGTTTTCTTCTCGGCCGTGTCACAACGACCAATCTGAATAACAATTTTGTCGTAGAAGTACGAATCCGGGACTGTATTCATGGCTTCTTCCAAACGGGCATAGTCACCCGCTGGCACCGTAACCGTGAAATAGCCCAGGTGATACCTGACCCTACTTTTGTCAAAGTCAGATAACTGCACTTCTAACTTCCAGCATCAACTAATTATAGTTCTAGAAAATCAATCACAGTCCAAAGAATTGGCTGGTGGCATACTGCTGGCCCTGCAGGTACGGATCAGAACCCGTGAACTGAGAAAGGAAATTCTTCGGTGTTAACGCCTGCTGCAGTGCATTACCAATCAGACCTTCCTTCATCTGCTCCATTAGGGACTTGGGTTTTTCCTTTTCGCCAATCACATTGATCAAAGCATCAATCAATTTGCCCTGCTGAGTTTGATTCTCAATTTGATTCTGAACGTAAGCCTGTGCCCAAGCTTCAGAATCAGGTGCACTGGTCGTTGCCGTTGCATCACTCTTACGCGTGGTTGCAGCAGCGGGAAGTTCACTTAGGTGAAAGGTCTGCAGTTCGTAAGGTCCTGTGCGCAGACTAGAAACATTGCCAGCACCACCTTGATTAGCGTGAGTAGCAACTGAACCTTGCCCAAGGAAACGAAGTTGTGTGCCCTCTGGTAAACCGTAATCTTCTCCACCATGATGACGCATATCTCCATGAACAGGATGTTTGCGCATCCCATAAGGACTGGTGAGCGGTGCTGCTGGATTTAGAAGATAGCCACTTACACCTTTAGTGTAAAAAGATTGCCAATCCTCTTTGCCTGGCAAGCGAAACTGAAGATATTGACCAATATCAGAACGAGCAGTTGAAAAAGGAATTTCTTTACCGTCTTTCGTTAATCTAAAATGCGCATGAGGTCCAGTGGAGGTGCCAGTGGAGCCAACCTTGCCTTTGTAGAGAGCGGGACCGGAGTACATATCTTTTTCTTTTTATTTTAAAACCAAAAAACCCCTGGTTTCCCAGGGGCTAGAGAGTGCCTTAGAAAAGGAGTTATACACGAATTAAATCAGCTGCCAGGACGGCATCCCAGTCAACACGTTTGATCTGCCTGAGCTGCTCTAAGTTGTTAAACCTTTCACCCGATAAGGACATCTGAAGATCTTTAATTTCTCGGGCAGTCTTCAAACCAATGCCTTTAATGTGATCAGCGATCATTTGGGCAGTAGCTGAATTAATGTTCAACCGCGTTTCCGGAGGAAAAGAACGGGGCTCTTCCTGCGCAGCTTTATCTTTAATCTGAAGAGTTTTTACCTTCTTCGTTGCTGCCTCATCAGGGATAAGTTCGGTTTTGTAAGCGGTATAAAGGCGACCGTCTTGATCTTCGACCATAAACCAATCGCCATTATCCCACTCACTAACAACCTTGACTCGTGCACCTGTTTTTTTGTGCTGATACAGCATGGCAGCAGTGGTAGACATAGGACCAGAGTGTTTCTGGTCCTAGTTTAACTCAATCAGCTAACAGTGCGGCCCAGCAGGTAGCCGTCGATGTCCTCGTAGCCAGCAGCTTCATCCGGCTGGATGTAGCACACTTCAACCACGAAGTAACCGCTGCGGCCAGCATTGGCATCAGCACTGGAGATGTACCAACCACCAGAGGTGCTGGTGCCGGTGGTGGTGCCACGGGCAAACACTTTCAGGGTGGTGGAACTGGTCAGCTGCTTATAGATGGAGCTGGCGCCCACGGTACCGGTGCTCACGATTAGAGGGTTGGCGCTGTAAGCGGCAGAACCGGCGGCGAAGAAGATTTCGCCTGCCTGAGCACCAGAGGTGGTCGAGGTCAGGTTGGCCTGAGCCACGGCTTCGCCGTCGCCAGAAACAGACACAGGACCGCTGGAGTCGCGACCAAAGGTGATCACGTTGCCGGTAGCGGCATATACACCAGAGGCTACGCGACCGTCGCCCCAACCAGAAGCCACGGAGATAGTGGCGCGATATACGTAAGCAGGCAATGTGCTGCTACCGGAAATCACCATGCCAGTGATGTCAGGACGGGTGTCATCCTGACGGTAGGGCGAAGGAACGATCACGCTGCCGGTGGCAGTGGCGCCAGCACCAGAAGCGGTGGTGACAGCCACGTAGCCACGTTGTTGAAAATAACGGTAGCCAGGGACGGCCAACACCGAAGTAGGGCCGCCCTTAGAGGCGTTATTGGCATCATCGCCATCGGTGTCGATGTTTTTGTACCAACCGTTCAGAGGTTCTGCCCAGTTACCTGGGTAGATTTTTTTAGCGGACAAATAGGTCATTTATTTTTCCCTATGTTTTGTATGTTGCTTAATTATCAGACAGTACCGTCATCAGACACATAGCTGAACGCAGTGGTCACGAAATCTTTGTTCAGGATCTCGAAGCCAGCGTACAGTTGCCAAATCAGAATGATGAAACGGCTGAAGTCGTCGTTGTTGTTGATCAACACCTGAGCATTCGGACCGCCGATACCAACGCCAACAGCCTGAGGACCGAAGAAGTAACCTTGGGCAACTTCTTGAGCAGCATAGGTACCGCCAGTACCAGCGAAGGAAGTAGTGACGTTTTTGGTCGGGAAGTTGGTCGACTCGAAGAACTTCACACCTTCAAACTGAACACCAGTCGGCATGACGGGCTCACCAGCCAGGAAGTAGCCCTGACCAGCTTGGGGACCCATATAGAAGCTGGCGTTGTTAGGCATCATGGGGTTACCCATGTACATGCCTTGACCAGGGTTGCCAGCGTAACGGGCGATCTCACGGAAGTCCGAATCACGACGCAGGTGCATCATGAAGGTAGGATCGCAGATGCAACGATACAGACCATCAGAGAAGGTCGGCACATTGCGCTTACGCAGATCCTTCACCACGTTCAGCAGGTCAGTACGCACCGAAAACTGTTGAAGATCGGCTGTGTACTCAGCGGCGGTGTAGGTGATTTGACCAGAAGCATTCTTGGTCTTGCTACCAGGGAAGAAGTAACCGCCCTGGGTAGTGGATGCAGCACCGCTGGCCTCAGCTTTAGAGAGTTCATCAATGAACACGCGGTCGCGCCAGCGGCGATAGTCATCAAGCAGCGTCAGGCTGCCGATGGACTGGTGGAACATGTTGAGGTTCCCGGTGTCCAGCAGTAGACGCTGAGCGGTGATCAGAGTCTCGCGAGCAATCTTGAAGGTGCTGGGCTGGGTGGGATCACCCGGATCAGCAGGACCGGTGTACTCTTTGAGCACCACCAGGACCTTTTCCTTCGTGATGTTCCGGCTGTTGGCCGTACCGATGGTCTGGTCGGAGATGCGCTCACGGCTGTCCTTGGTGCCAGGGGTACCCCAGAACTTGTAGCGGTCCAGCTGAACGGTTTGACCAGGCTGACGAGTGAAGTCGTGAACAACCACGGGCTCCACTGCCATTTCAGCAATGTAAGCAGGGTGCGGACGATAAAGTTCCGCACCTAAGATTTTTGGAAAATCGTTATCAATGAACACTTTTAGTTATCCTCCAGAATCTCAGGAAGGTAGTTTATCGGGTGAAAGATTCAGACATTGTTATGTCTTATCTAACACAAATTTTAGCAGCCGGTAATTTATTCAATTACCGACAAACTATCACTCCATCACAAACAATTTGTTCGCGACAACTTGAGGCTGAGCCTGGTTCAGAACGCGCCAAGCATTCTGGGGATCACGAGCCATCATTTCATTAAAATCGCCCCAGAAATTGCCGGGTTGCTGGGGAGCAGCAGCGGCAGGAGGAGCGGGCATGAAGCCCAGTTCAGGTTGTTGAACCTGTTGGGTGGGATAACCAGGGGTTTCCAATTGAGCCTCACTTTCGTAAACCGGATAAGGCCCTTCGGGACCAAAGAACTTCAGCGTGTAATCGCTAAGCACATCAGGATTGGTCAGAATTTCGTTGTAAGCGAGATTCTCTTGGTGCTCGTTTACAGCAAACTCAGCGTAATTCTTGATAGTGTCACTTGCGCGATTTCCCCACGCGACGGCGCTGTCCAGCATTGTTTCCAGCTGGAGAGCGTAGTTGTTCAGGATTGCTGGTGCCTCGATCCCGAACGCGTCCATCACCTGGCGGGACTCCTGGCCCATTCCCACGTAATCCGCGATCGCCTCCAAGGATGGAGTCGAGGAGGTTTGGGAATAGCTGGGCGAGTATGCCTGGCTGGGATATGAGGTCGGCGGAGCCGATTGTGGCGTAGCTTGGGGGCTGGTCAACCCGTAGTTGGCCGGGGTATAGGTCGTCGGTGCCGACTGTTGACCCTGGAACGGGGATTGAACTGGTGCGCTCAGCAGGTTCACCACCTTGTTGAACGCCGATTCCCACGGATTCGAGATTGATTCCGCCGCCGGGGCCAAGGGGGATTGGGGGGCGTACTGAGACGGGGCGGATTGGTAGCTGGGGCTCGCCTGGGGCACTGCTTGGGGGTAGCTGGTACCCACCTGATACGCCACTGGAGCCGATTGCACCTGAGGTGCTGCCACCACGTAGCTGCTTGGAGCTACCGCTACGGGCGACGGTTGGCTCGTCTGTGGGATCGATTGGACGGTAGCGTCCTGCATAACTCATCTCCTTTTGTAAGGCCTCTAAAGTTCGATACAGATATGGAGTTAAATCCAGTCTGGGATCCGCAGCCATCGGTAAATCCGGTGATTGCGGGTGAGGGGTCTGCATCATGCCCCCCACTAAGCGAGCGAAAGAAGAGTATGCACTCTGTAATTCGTTCACCATCCTGAACGGGAACCCAGATAACATCTCGGCCCGTTCCTCATCCGTTTTTGACGGAAAGAGGTATTTCAGTGCTTCAATGCTATCAACACCTAATTCTTGCAGATTTCGAACAACAATGGAATTGTTCAGAATATCTTGCGTCGAATCTTCGTAGACAGGGCCTAACCATCTCCAAAGAATCGTGACATCACCGTCTGGGATCAGGCCGGTGACACCAGGGGGGATTTGCTGGGTTTGCACGGAAGCAAGCATTAACTGCTTGATCTGTGTATTGAAGCCATCTAATGCAGCTTCATATAGATCCAGCTCATCCTCACTTGCTCCATCCGCTGGCTCGATTGGTTTCTCGATGCCAGCAGCAGCAGCCAGCGTTTCGCGGAACATCTTTTCTTCTTGGAAAATAATTAGTTCCAAGCAACGGCAAATACCATGGGTGTAAATAGCATTTGCTTTTTTCTTCGATGTTGCCGCAACGCGACCAAACAAAGATTTGTATTCCGTTGCGGTGACGCCAGCAGAAATAGAGAGTTCATCCACGCCGCCTAGGGCAGTACGAATCTCTTCCCGATACTGACGTGCAAATGCGTTCTGGTCACCAGTGATGGCATCAGGAACGATGTAACCAACACGATCGTTTGGCTCCAGGTTTGCAATCACACGTGGCACCCGAATCTGGCCGTCAACACCACGGGTGATGGGATCTTGCTTGAAGGTGGAACGGCTGTATGCACTCAGGCTGCCGAAGCCAGAGTTTGCTGCAATGGACGGACGCTGAACGGCACCATCCGTGCCGGATTCCATCAGGTCAGTCTTGGGACGAGACGACAGAAGAGTTGGGTTGCCAAAGAACTGCACGTTCTTCCGCATGGTACGCACCAACTCATCGTGCGTCGCAATATGGTTGGCTACCGAATCAAACTCGCCATACCCCTCCATGGAAAAACCCTTGGGATTGTTGAAGATCTCAACGCAAGGGATAAAACCGAGGGAGTTCTTGAATGTTTTGGTTTTACCAGGGTTGGCAAAGGAAGGCATCTCGAAAGACATCTCCCCTTCCGAGTGCGTTTCTTCAATTACCTTGGCCTTGATCGAAAGTTTGATATATCGCTTGGCACCTTGGTCAGCCGTGGTGGCGCTACCGGTTACGTTGGTGACATTGATGTTGTCACCAAAGCCGAAGCCTCGACGTACCTTGTAGCTGTAGATGATGATCACTTCTTCCAGCTCACCGTCTACGTTGTAGAAGCTGCGGTACTCGTGCTCGCGGAAATAATAAAGTCTGTAATTCTGTTTGGTAGGACGGATATAAAACAGTCCTTTGCCATCACATAAAAAGTAATCCCAAATGGAATCCAGTCGGGTGTCTAGTTGGTTGTACTTCAGGACGCGATCAATAAAATCCTTGCGCTGATTTCCAAAGTTGTCTTGGCCTGGGAAGAATTCAACACCCTGGCGGATGCCAAACAACTTCATCTGCGCCAGGTGGGAGGCAACAACGCTCGTATCAACAACAGCGTTACCATCCTTCTCGATGTACGCGTTGATGATTTCTTGCAATCTGGCGTTAGAGCTAGTTGCCATTCACTTGTTGCCCCTTTTCTTTTTGGATCTTAGCAGTTTTCTTATCTTCTTTTTTCTTCCGAAGCCAACGACCAAAGAAACTTAGCTCAGCAGGAGTGTATAACTCGGGATGCTTAAGCGCTTGTTTGATCAGCTTCTTTGTTTTCATGCAACTCGTGCCTGACCCATTTGAGGGCCGCGATAAAATTGAGCGTTAGCCAAACCAGCCATATTGCCAATGGCATTAGGAAGATTGCTGCTACCCATCGCCATAGGGAGTCCCAAGGGGGAAGTACCTGGCATCGGCTGAGGACCAGGGCGACCGTAGACGCCTTCAACCTCTTCTTTGCTTTCGCCTGGAAGAACCGGCTGGCCACCGGGCTTTTGACCAGGGATTTGGAATGCAGGTCCAAAAGGATTTCCGGCTACACCAGAGCGAGGATCGTGAAGAATAAAACGGTCACGATCTTGATCCTGACGGAACGGACTGTACCCAGGAGAATTGAGATAGCCGGGACCAGGCTGGACATTCAACTGAGAAGGATTGAAGCGAACTGCTGGGGGACGCATGGCGCCTTCGTTGCCCATGCCGCCGCCGTAAAATCCACCTGGTTGCGTGGTATAAAGCATGTCCTTCTATTTCGATTTTTTTATTTTACTCGTCTTCTTCCAGTTCATACAAAGATGGATCGGCAACCTTGGAAATGTGGATGCCATCACCTTGCATGTCCCAATTAAGAATATCGCCTTCTTTCCAGCCCAGCTCTTCCATCAGTTCTTCGGGGAAAGTGAGAAACTGTTCACCGTTCTCATCTTCCTCCACCTCAAGGATGTAGCTCATTTTGTCAAAAGCTTTTCCATTAGCTTATCAAGCTTATTATTAATTTCGCGAAAGTTATCATGCATTTCTTGGATTTCTCTTAAGAAGTCCACCTTCAAAACGTAATCCAACGGCATGCGATTAATCTGATCTTCCAAGATGTCAATCCTACGTTTTTGTGAATTGGTGTAATTAAAAGCCTGCTGGATATCCTGGTTCTGACGGCTTAGAATTTTATTGGCAACCCAGGTGCCACCGCTCAGCGCAGAAGCAATAGTTGTCAAAACTAGAGCAATGTATTCGGGACCCACGACTTTTGGAATTGCTTTTTTCTAATTCTAATTTTAAAAATCAAGATGCAGTTGACCTTTTCTTGCAAGTCCGGTTACCAACCAAACCAAAGCATCAACACAGTCGTCATGGCTACTGACGCCGAAATTCGTGAGTTCCTCGAAGAGATTTGTGAAGTTCCGGTAACGGTTAAAAATGATTTTACGATCCTCGAACATGCCAATAATTCCCCTAAAGCGTGCCAACTTGTCAGCACGGAACCCCTTAACTGGATGCCAAATCAGGTTGTAGAGACCTTCGTTATTGAGGCAAACCCGTTTGAAATCAGCCTCGAGAGAGGCCTGGTACTGAACGGCTTCTGACCAAATATCGCAAGTGGAGTACGTTGGAAAATAATTTCCATTATCATCTTTTCCAATAACAGACCAATCGTTGAGCAGCTCCTTCATAGCATCTAGTTTTTCAAGATTGCCCATGACACGAATACGCCGGTAATCAATGATGTGGATACGGTCGCCAATGCGGCCACCCAAGATCATGACGGTGTAATCATTCTTTTCTTTGACACCAGCTGATAGGTCAACCCCAATGCCAAGGGTGTCAAACTCTGTTGAAATTTCTGCTTTAACAATCAGTTCAGGAGCAAGAGAGAGTTCATTCTGACGAACGATCTGATTCATGTACTGAAACGAAAAAGCAATAGGTGCCTGCCGTTTCTTTTCTTTTAGATAATCCAGTGACCACATTTCAGGCCAATAAGATTCTTCGTCTCCTGTTACTGGATCATTTTGGATAGCAGAAAGAACAATTTGGGTCCAATTATTTTGTTCATTGAATGTCGTGACATGAATATCATCATGCCTAAATCGGGTACCAAGACAGATGGCTCTAGCACCTTCAAACATGGTGGGTGCAATCACCGCATTCCAGTTATCTTGCATCATCTTTCGAATGTCAGGGTTAGAGATATCTGCGGCTGATTTAATGGCGTCATCAATCATCACCAGGTGGGAACGCTTGGAGGTCACCGAACCCTTAAGGCCAGCAGCGCAGAGTGTAAATTGTTCATCACCGGTTACGTCAATACCAGCAAATTTATGGTCAATGGACCAATACTCATTGCTAGTGACGTTCTTCAGAAGGCGTACGGTAGGAAAAACTTCTTGGTATTTTTTACTCTCAATGATGCGCTTGATGGTGGCCGATTTGGAGCGAGCAATATCAACCGTATACGAAAGGTAAAGAATCTGAAGCGGGAGCTTGGCTTGAGCGTGGATACCAATTGCCCAAGCTGTAAGCAAGCCTAGAACCGTGCTTTTAGCTGAACCCCGTGGAGCTAAAAGATCAATATTGGGACCAGCAATTTTAATCAAGCAGCTGCTGTCTTCACCCGTGATGAAATAACGGTGCCAGTCCAGATGATGCTTAGCAGGTTTTTTCTTTTCATCCATGTACTCGCAGAAGTAACTAAAGTCTTCCCGAGCACGCTCGATATTTGCTACGTTCTTCTGTGGCTTAACGTTGTATTTTTGCGCAGCAGCTTTTGCATTGCGACGATACGCAAGATGAACGTATGAAGGCACAGAACTGATTCAGAGTATTACTAAATACTAACCGAAAGCTCCGGATCTGAAAGGATCTTCCACATCTCCACGTTTGCGGTAGGAACCAGCTGCCTGTGCTGCGATCAATGCTTTTTGTTCATCGAACGCAGGCGCTTGTGCTTCTCGCACAGGACCTTCCCAAGTATCGCCCATGCCCCGACCAGGTTTTGGCCTACCTGGACTAAATGGTTTGTCTTTAACCTTGTTATATTCCTTTTCTAACTCAATCATCCATTTAGGTTTTTTAGCGAAGCCTGCTCCATATTCAGCAGCAATGTCCCCCATATCTTCTCCACGGGGACCACGAGCTGGTTCAACTTCCTCACCGCGAGGTCCTGTCTCAGGTGCCGCCGGTGTTTCTTCTTGAGAAGTATATTGATCTAAAAACGCTTGAGAATCTTGATTCCCGGATGCCGCTTGCTGTTGCAAGATTTCAAGATTTTTAGCGATTGCTGAATTTACACGTTGTTGACGATAATCTTGACGGCCTACGTTTTCGACCCCATAAGTTTGAACCTCGTAATCCTCTGGAGTTGCCCCACGGACAAAATAACCGCCAGGACCGCTTGTCAATGGAATTTCTATACCAAGCTTAGCAAGGCTTGCCCGGTAATCATTCAGGGATACATTTTTTTGTTTCGCTTCGGAATAACTTTTATACGGTAATTGGGATAACGGTGTTTGATAAATATCTTGAAATGCTTTTTGTCTAGCCGCAAGAGCATCTTCATATACCTTGGCTCTTGCCAAAGTGCCGGGATCATTAAAGGTTGAAGATGCGGTTGTGGATCCTGGACTGTATGCAATAGTTTTATTCTTTAAAGCATAAGCGCCAATTATTGAAGGATCAGTTGGAATTGGAATTTGTTTAAGTGCATCTTCATAACGTTTATATAGTTCACTACTTGGACTAAAACTTAGATTTTCTTTAGTTATATAACCACCATATTCACCAAACGTTGGATCATAATAAACATTATTTTGACCACGAGCAGCAATTTCTCCAGGAGCCAATGAGGGGCGTCCCTTCTGGGATTCGTTAAACTGCTGCTTAGCTTGGTTGTAATACCTCTCAAACTTTTGATCTTCTGTTTCAACAGGGGCTTGAGTTCTTGGCGCTGGCTCAATAATAGATTCTTCAATAATCTTTGGCGAAACACTGGCTAAGGTTTCACCACGGGGGCCTTTAGCTCCTTTATCAGGTTCATATTTTGCTTGCGGAACATACGCACCCTTAGGAAGAAATGGGTTGGCGCCAGACGGCTTGGTTGGATTGCTGCGATACCATTCGGCAGCACCCATGCCATAGCGCGTGAATATGTAACTGTATAGATTCTCGTTTACCGCCATGGCTCTTAACCAAATTGATTGGTATTAAAAAACTTGCGGTAATCAAACACGTTGGGATTTTGGCTGCTCATAGGAGCATTCAAATCCTCTGGTTCGTAAGGAGAAGTGTACGGCTTTTGTCCGGACGAAAGAAGAGTCTGAAAGATCTCATCATTTTGCTCCCGGAGCTTGCCCATCCGAGCAGTACGGGCAGCAGATGCACGTTGCATGAACTCATCATTCAACATCTTGCCAGCCATTGGCACTGGTTTGCCCTTACCGCCACCCATTACTTTGCTCCTTTACGTTTCTGTTCTTGATACTTACGTGCTTTATCTAATGCCGCCCGACGCTTCTCCTTGTCGGACATCTCAGAGCCATCTTCATTTTTGGCTTCTTTCTTCTTGAAATGCTCAAGAAGTTCAGGCGGCATCTTACCCTTCGACATCAAGCCATACCTCCTTGATACTGCTTCAGACGGTTCAGCAGTTCTTGATAGGACAGAACACCGGCACCTTCCGGATCAGAGGTGATGCCAGCGGCGGGCTGTTGACCTTCCCCTTGGAAACGCCGCTCAAACTCAGCAATCGCTTGATCACGGCCAGAACCAGGTGCTTGTTTACGTGCGCGTTCAAATTCAGAAATCATCTGAGCCTGACGTTCAGCTTTCGGAGTAACGCGGCGACCCGGTTGATTGGCTTGAGCACGGTACTGTGCCTCTGCTTCCCGCAGACGGGCTTCAAACATTGCTTCTTGCTCCTGGCGAAGCTTGGCCTCTTCCTGGAGACGAGCGTCACCTTCAGTGCCACGGATGCCACGGGCAGCTTTTGCATCTTTACGCATGCGCTCTTCTGCCTGTTTAGCAGCAGCCATTTCACGCTCAAAAGCAATCATCTGCTCTTGACGTGCACGCGCCGCTGCATCTAGATCACGACGACGAGCTTCTTGATCGGGGCGTTGACGACCACCACGATTACCAAGCTGAACAACGACGCCACCAGCTTTTGCTTGTGCATTAGCTTCTGCTTGTGCTTGCTGTTGACGAAATTCGGCTTCTGCACGAGCTTGTTGTTCTCGTGCAATTTGTTCCGCCATACGTTGGCGCTCAAGCTCAAGCCGTTGACGCTCATCACCTGATTTACCGCCTTGAGAACGTGGACCGCGTGGACCGCGCCCAAAGTCATCAGCTTGAACAAGTACAGTTCTATTTGGAACGCCATTTTGATTTGGGTTTGGATTTACGCCGACTCCCATTGTTTTTCTCCTAATCAGCGATTCTGAAGACCACGAATCTTGTCGACCATTTGCTGGTACTCAGGAGTGCCAAGGTCTGGCATGCGGGTCGTGCGGCCAGGGCCAAATGCAACACCGGAGCGCAAACCACGGCCTTGACCAGCGCCACCAAAGGCAGCACCAAACAAACCGGCACCTCGCTCAACAGCGCCACCAGGAGTCACTTCGGCGGTCTCGCCTGCGCCGCGCTGGAGGTCGGCAAATATTTCTGCGCGACGACCGGTACGATCACGCTCGCGGGTGATTTCACCACGGCGGAAGTAAGCCTCTTCCATACCAGGGGGCAGAGGCGTTTGCCCCCCACGGGGAGCTTCTCCGGGGAACATAGAAGCTTCACCGGTTTGCGGTGCTTTCTCTGCAAGCTCAATGGCCTTTTGGCGTTGAGCAATGCCTTCACGAGCAGCCTGGGCTGAACGCATCCGAGTTGCAGCACCACCGGCCAGACGTTGATTTTGTGTTTCTGCGCCCATGGCTATCGTTTCGTTAAATAATATTTTAGGCGGGGTAACCCTACTCCTCTAGTTGCATTCTAGCCCATACACTCATTGATGCTTCTTGCAAGGGACCCTCAATGGGATCGTCCTTAAAGATAAACATCAACTCACGAATTGCCCGATCAGCACCGGCCATCAACAGTCCCTTTCGATCTCTGGAAGCAGTGAATTGTTCAATCTGTGCAATCGCACCACGTAATTCTTTTTGCATGCTGGCAATACGCGCTACACCTGCGTCACGTTTCACCACTTCCATCTCAACGGCATCCCGCAACTTACGGATGTCCTCCTGCATTTCATCAATCTCATACAGAAGGGTTTTACGATGATCAGCCTTTTTGTAATTGCTATTGACCCAAAGATCACACGCAACAATGCTCCCGGTATACTCAAGGAAACGAGCATACAAGAAGCACTCGATTACAGAGTTGTTCTCTTTTGCAAAAGAACAAAAGGATTCTTGAACGGAGGAATCAAGATTATCGACCCATTGGTCGAAAACCTCAATATCGATAAGCTCGTTGGGCCTGGTTGTAATCGCGTTCTTCGTCGGATTGCCTGAAACGCTGGGCCTGTTCTGCAGAAGTTCGTTGCTCTTCTGCTCCTTTACCGATGGTTGCTCGTTCTTGGGCACCCGTCTCCTCCATCTTCTTCTTTGAAAACTCGTAGGCTACACCAGCTGCCTGGCGATATTTGTCAATATCGAACCAGTCATCTGTTTTATAAGTATCCGCAATACCGGATGCAGTCGTAGCCATTCTAGTAACTCAGATCAGAAGTTGCTCATCATGCCGGCCAGGCCGGTAGCAAAGATGTCGCGACGGCCTTCAACGCTCTTCTGGCGCTGCTGGCGTTGCTTAGATGCTTCCAGGCGCTCAAGCAACTGCTCAAACTTTGTGATATCAAAATAGTCGTCAGTGGTGTTACCAGCAACAGTCATGACAGTTCCATAACTAATGAACTAATTATAAGAGATATTTTCCTAGAAACTAAACGAGCTAACCAGGCTCTTATAGATATCGCCCTGAGCCGCAATCTTCTGCACTTCCTTAGCGCCCTCGTTCTTCAGCTTCTGGGTTTCCTTATCAATCTCGCCTTGGAGATTGGTCAGGCCAGCGCTATACAAGAACTGACGGGAATCACGCACGTTCTGCAGCTGTTGCTCCAGCTCAGCAGGAGTGCCTTCAAACTGGTCAGCAAAGCTGGGAAGGGTGACCTTCGTGCGTGCAGCCAGATCACCCCCGTAAGTGGGCAGGAGGCTCTTGTCAAACTTAAAGGTACGCTTACCAGTACCAACACCTCCTGCATCCTTGATTTCGTCACCATACATGGTGTCGTAATAGGAATCCAGATAGCTGCGGTTAAACTTCTTCTGGTACTCTTGGCCCTTATAAAGAGATTCCTTAAGATCGTTAACGGTCTGGTAATAACCGCCCTTGAAGCGCTCCAAGCCAGCAGTTTTCTCTTCTTCGGTTGCTTTACGACCAAGAATTTCTTCGTAGGCGGCACCCAGGCCAGTTTCAAAACGCTTGGGTGCAATCTCTTCAGAGTACAGTTTGGCAAACTGATTAACATCTCCCTCCTTGCCAAACATATCGTACTTGGTTGTGTACTCACGCAGGTAATCTTGCGCTTGAGTAAAACCAATTAGACCGCTACGCAGCTGACTTTCAATTGAAGTTTTGAAAGGATCGTATCCAGCTTGGGCCGATGCCTTACGAGCAGCTTCTGCAGCAGCGGCGGCTTGCTCCTTAGCAACGATACGTTCTTCTTCTCGGGTTGCTTTACCGCGATAAAAGGAGCGATCAGCTTCTGCGTATTG